ATTATTGGTGTTCTGTCAAATATTGTGAACACAAGTGTTCCAGCTATACCTCTTTTACCTCTTGAAAAAGACCTAGGGTCTGCTGATCCAAGAGTATATATAGGGGCTTTTTCTCTAGTGATAGAGTAGCTTACACCTTGTAGTTCTCCTATTAACTTTCCTCCGAATGTTGCTTGAATATCAACTCCCGAAAAGGAGTTATAACTTCTGGTATATTCACTAACAGCCATAATGTTCCTCCTTTTCTTTATTCAGCCGCTAAACTTACATAGACGGTGATTTGTTGTAATTCGAATGATGGGACAAGAGTAAGTTCTACAGTTGCTCTTCCAAGAACTTGGTCTGTAGGAGTAGAATATATAGTGAAATCATATCTCCTAAGGGCCCCCTCATCTCTCATTCTAACTAGAGCTGATTCAATAGCAGCATTCATTGCGTTTCGCTGTGGCGCATTATTAGGTTCACCAATAAATGGATCACATGCAGCTCTTACCACGTTTATAGCATCGTGCATTATTCTTACGGTGGTAAGTCTGACAAAGTCAGATCTATGATATTGGCTTATATTATAAGCACCAGTCATAGCGGACGCAGCTACAACACCTTTGGGTTTTTCAAATATTGCCATAAACCTACTTCCACACAATCTATCAGTTTGGGAGTAGGAAAGTTGATTTTGCATCGTAAGTCCATCTATGACCTTGTTTGTTGGGGCACTTTTGGCTGGCAACGCAGACATTATTCCTGCGTAGGCCGATACTCCATCTGAATTGTACCATCCAAGCGTCGGGTAAAGTTGCGCACCCGCATCGTTGTTCGCCCTTACAGCTCCAGCTATAACAGAAAGATAGGCACCGATATCAACCTTATTTCCCTTAGTATCTTCAACGTCTCCACCAGCAAAATTCGATGGCATATGACCGTCTGATGTTGCTACAAATGAGTAATTTTCCGGTTTTCCGTCATCGGATACATCTGTAGTGCCATCATACTTAGGAACATTTGTGTAGTTCTGTAACTCGGAAACCCATGTTTCTATTTCTGAGATTGTTGGCGTTCCAGATGCATTGGCTATTGGGCCATCCACACCTATAACACCTAAACACGTATTGTTGTTTTGTGTAGCTCTGTAACAGAAATTAGCTAACTGATATGCATAGTTTCTTGAGAAACCTGAATCATCAGCACTAACGGCCATATCTATGTGGGCTTCAGTTGGAACAATGATATCTGGATCATGGTTAAATAAAATCTCGTAAGATTTCTCGAGATATCCATATCTATCATCATTCGATATTGAAGCACCACTAGCTGTAGGAAGAATGTTCATTAGCTCGATGTTCTGAGCTCCTGACATATAACATTCCAAAAGCGCCTTGCAAAGTTCACTTGGCGTTTCGTCAGCATTTCTAAATTTTCTGTAAGCAGTTGTTAAGCTACCCTGTGAAACAGCATACGGTATATATGCCTCAGTACTAGCGTCTGTAGAGGTAGTAAAACCTAATAGAACAACCTTTGGACCAGCTGGGGCTCTGCTTATTTGCAGTCCTAGATCGGTAATTTCAACCGAAGTCCCTGGTAGGTTTGCATAAACTGGCATTTTTCCCTCCTTTTATTTTATTCTTATCATAGTTGTTCATCAAAAATCTCTGTGTACCCTGATGGATCAATCACACCGCTAGGAACAACTGTTGTTGTAGCTAGCCCTGCGTATAAATCAATCTGAGTAAAGTCGTGAGTTCTGATGGTTACTATTTTCTCTGTTCTGAAGTAATAGATCAAAGTTCTATTTACTATATCATCTCTCCATTTAGTGAGCTCTTCATCTATTCCTCTGTTCATGTAAAGTATTTCTTGAACTCCATTTTTCTTCCAAACCCAGGTATATCTAAACAAGAAATCCTCGAGCCATACTATAAGACTATCAGCACCATTATTTGTAACAGACCAACAATCAAATTGTATTAGATTGTCAAACCACTGGCCAGTTATTCTAACATGATAATCTGGATAATCTGGGTCCACTATTGTTTGTCTTACTCTAGGTTTTATTTCTTTTCTACCATCGAAAGGATGAGATGATAGGGTTCCAGGTTCTCTTCGTTTAACTCTGTAAGTAATAGTGTCTCTCCATACTTGCGGTTCTACGTATACTTGGGGGTACGCAGACACAAAGTCTACCATGTTTTCGTCAGCAAGTTCTAACTTTTCCCCTAGTTGAGGAGAAGTAGTTCCAGATAAGCGCACCGTGTGTTGTTGCTCATCTACTATACTATCTATGGTATAAACTTCACTGGTAGAAACATTTTTAATAGAGTTACCTACTCGAAGATCTCTGGCGTATGGGAAAATCACAGTCCAATCACTTATAGACGTTCTATCCCATTTACCCTGGTAGTCCACCAAACTTTGGTATATATATGTGGTAACATCGTCCAGAGATGCAGCTCTATCGGCCTGCTGATTATCTTCGTCAGTAGACCAATACAAGGGCTTGTCGTCAAAGCTTTCCAATGGTTTATAAGGTTCGGCCATAACGTAACTCCTCCTTCTTGGCAGCACATCTCCAGTACTCTATCCTACCGTTTAAATCTCTAAACGGTTCTGCCAAGGTAATATTGTACATTTCCTTCTTAACAAATGGTCTCACAGGATTTCCATCCTCGTCATTTTCAATTTCTATTATTCTATCCTTATGTGTGGGGTTAACGTAATACTTAAAATAGTATATTACATACGGAATATTCATTATTGCAAATTCTGTTTGCTGCTCTATCCCCGCTTGCCATGTTGGAGGAGTAGTTACTCTGCTCCTAATATTATGTAATTCTTCGTTATATATCCACCCTTCTCCACCACATATTTCATGATCTTTATCAGGCTCATCATACTTTCTATTGTCGTTCTTATATTTCCCGGTGCCTTCCTCTACCTTATTCCAACAGGAGCACCTCTGTCTTGTTGCCATTCTCCTAAGAAGAATCCAATGTCCCCTCTGTGGTTCACAGGCGTTTCCATCAATAAGATCCCTAAACTCTTCCCTTAGGTTTACCTCATTGTTGACAGCTGTTTTTCCATACAGATTGGTAGCTTTTTTTCCTGTTATTTTCCCGGGCCATAAATCCATTCCCATGCTCAGCTCCATTTTGAATATATGCTTGGTGTTTTTGCTCTTCTTTGTCTTCTCGTGTTTGATGCTGGAACATTATATCTTCCATACTGTTTCGTCCAAGTTCTTACGCCTCTCACAGGCGGGGTTGATGGGTTGGTAATACCCTTTATTGCCATCTTAGGGTGAGCCTTACCAGATTGCCCTATAAGCCTATCTATCCAAAATTCCATACAGGATAGCGCAGAATCTAATGGACCTTGTATTGCCTTAGATATGTCTACTGGATCTTGTACAGTTAGATCTCCTAACCGTTTCATTTGTCCTGCAGAACAAGATTTATCAAGAAGTTTTGCATTTAAAAGATCATACTGAGTTTTGCAACACGTATACATCTTTGCTGCAAAGCTAGGGTTTTCCATAGTCCATTGGTCTTGTCCATAAGTTACATTTGCCATTTGATACGCTAATATTGAATTTTCAAAAATTCTCCTATTTATAGTATCATCAGGAATATCCTTTATGTAGGGGCCTATGGCCATCCTTATTTTAGTAACAGTACAATATAAGGGATCATATGCTGTGGTAAAACCAAAATACTGATCATTTCCAAGAAAGTTTCCACTTGCATTTATAATATCTGCAGATATTGTTACGGTTATCTCATTATTAGAATGCCATCCACGATCATTAAGTGACGTCCAATATAATTTATTCCCGCTTGGCGGAACTATAAAACCACTAGGAACTGCTGCAGTTATTGATGGATCCCCATTTACTGGTGCAGCCGTTATTGTTAACCAGTCCTCCCATTCTGAATACAAAACTCCACTAGGCCATAGATTTTGATTAAATTCAACTTCTATAGTATAAAGCCCAGATGGATTGGGATGACCTGGTGCTAGTTCTACTGGTAGATCATATGGAAGAGGAACTCCAGATGCCTGTGCTATATAACACAATCCAGAAGCAAGAACTTCTCCTATATTAGTATCTCCATTCTCTGGGTAAGTTTCTGATACTGAAAAATTTGGATCTGGAACTGGCTCTAGAACAATTACTGTTGGGGATGGTGAGTATTGTTCCTCTTGCTCTATTTCTTCTGGGGTTGGCTGTGGTTCTGGGAATATCTCTGTCCCTGTTACAAATTGCGTAGCTTCAGAAGCTGCTAAAGAATCAAGAGTGTCGCTCTTTACGCAGTCTACTGATTGGTCTGCCCCGACTACGATAAAGGTATAAGCTGTATCTGTGTCGAGTACTTTCCCCGGTGTAAATATAACCTTATTCTCAGCGCTAACGTACTCTGCAGTACCCTGTGCTTGGCTGTAATCAGTAGACCTATACATTAAAAATGTATTCGGATTTATACTAGACGCAAGTAGATTAGTGTCAAAGACAATCTCAATCAACTGGTTTATGTATACATTCGTCTGATTATTTGCTGGAAATATTGATGTAATATTAGGGGCAGCCATAATTTTTATCCTTATATTATGTTTATTTTAATCTCTTGTTTTTCATCTTCTTCTACTGATGATATGCCGCTCATACTGCCTAAAAGCTCTTCTATTTTAGTAACAGTTGTCTTTCTGTTTTTATCATTTTTTTCTTGCTTTAAAAGCTTTTCTAACCTCGCAACAGGAGCATCACTTCCCTTTCCATAAGTTTTAGCTATTTCCTCAAGAAACGGAGTTAACTTCTTTACGCCTTTCTCTAGCAATTTCTTATCATCTTCCTTATATTTTACTTCTGGCTTAGGTTCCTGTGCTCGTCCAATTACAAGATGTCCTTTAGTTACTGAATTAACTATTACTTCAAGATTTCTATCAGTTATCTCTTCTGGTATTCGTGCTGTCTCATCTACACCAGCTCTCAGATTTATTCCATTTGGTCCTTGAAAGTAATAATTTCTTACTCTTACATTGAGGCTTACTCGTGTACCTCGTTTTATTTCCATTGTATTCCTCCTAATGTTGGTGGTGATAGGATTTCTCCTCTCACACACCAGATTTCTTTATAAATTATACTCCGGTCTGATCAATCGTAGGTAAAGCTCCTGAACCAGCCTGCCAAATAAGTTGATCATCAAGATCGTATGCTCTGATGATGTTTATGTTTTTAGCAATTGCAACTGCTTGTCCTTCATTCAAGATCCCAAGACCGTATCTTTCACGGAACTTGATAGAACGAATATCTCTATTAGGATCGTCCCATTCCTCAGTCGTAACATCTTCATCCATAACAAGGATACCAAGTTCATTAGTATCAACCATCATGATGTCAGTTTTAGCTGGGGTGGCACCTGCTGCTGCTGTATAAGAGCAGAACGGGCTAACGATTATCCTAAGCGGTGCAGGGAACAGATTTGGAACGTTAGCATAAGTTGAAGCTACGTTAGGAGCTCCAGCTGCTGGGCCAACATTCATTCCGCCCTGGTACCATGATTTAGCCAATCCAGGTTGACCCTGAAGTGGACTAAAGATTGGACCACCATTTGCGAACCCGAAAGCTCTCAAAATTGGATCCCTTGCAAACACAAGCCAACCAAGTGGGCTCATGAGTAATGCATTCGGAATGAAACCTTTTTCAACTATCTTCGAGTACATTACAAGAAGATCGTCTAATGTTATAGTACCATTTCCTGTTCCATCCGAAGCCCTACCAGATGTTTGCTTTGCAGCAACATCATTATCGAACACTGTAAGACCTTCATTTAGAATCATGTTAAATATTTTCGTCTCTTTATGCCTTGCAAGAGCGCGACCGGCTGCACGTATGTGCATACCCATAACGTCATACTGTGAATACCTAAGCATTTCGTCGGTAATTCTCACCTTAACACCAGATTTCCCGATGAACGCTGTAACTGTACCAGCGACCTCGAGCTTTCTTTCTGGGTATTCTCCGCCTTCAGGAATATCTTCGGCAGTGAACGCGCCAGCTGCTGGGAATGTAATTTGCTGTCCAGCAGAAAATCTGATTGTTTGGAGAAGACTTGTACCAACGAGAAGCGGCTCTATAGCTTCCTTAACGATGTTTGAGATAACTTTCGGTATTAAGACCGAAGCGTCCGGTGTTGAAAGAGCATCACAGAGATCACCATAAGTGATTTTCTGATCTTTCTTCGTAGGATCGTTTTGGTCGGCCTGGTTCTCAAAGCCGTTGTTTGACCATATTTTATAGGCATTCTCGTATTTATCCTGCAGGGTAGGATCGGAAAATATTCTTGTTACTGGGCTTTCCGCTCTTTTCTCCAGTTTTGCAGAAACAGCGACCGTAACTTGGTCCACCATTTCATCAGTTACTTCCAACTTTTCTACCTTGTTTTTGTCTTCCATCGATTGTTCCTCCTTTTTATCGAACTAGTTAATAATAGCTAAATCTTATGCTACCATTAATTGAATTAGCATCTTTTCAGAATACGGAGTATCATTTGTATAATCATACAAGTGACTTGGTGTACCCTGTGTAGCAGAACCTGAAAGTCCAAGTCCTGGTACAGTCTGAACTTTATCCAAGTGATCTACAGTTGAATTTGTAGCTCTCTGAATACAACGTCCAACGATCTGTGAAACATCTGAAGCACCATCTACCCATTTTATAAATTTGCCCTCAGTGTTAGACTGAACAAGATCACCAGCAGCAATTACGCCACTCGCGTCTGCATCAGTATGAACTGGGATTTCTATGAGATAATCACATAGTATAGCAACTTTATCTTGGATCTGATAGTTTAAGTACTTTGTTGCACCCGCTTTACCAAAGCCAGCGTTAAGATTAGCATAGTAATCATATGGAGCAACACCTACTGGCTTGTTTCCTGCTATAGAATCACTTGAAACACCGGCTGACGAAACATACGTATCATGTCCAGCGTCATCAATATCAACTGCAAGACCTACATCATTAGCATCATAGGTTATTGTCTGTGGCTGTAGTCCATTACAAGGAACTAAGTAACCACTAGCGTCAACTGATACGATAGTACCGGCTTCTATAACTACCCAGTCTTCTAAGTACTTATCCTCTCGGATAACGTGAAGGTACTGTGCAGGTTTCAGCTCTAATGCAGGCCTTTCGCCTTTTGAAATTTCAAGCAGCCCTTGAGTTCTTTCATAACCGCGAGGAATTCTATTTACATTTGTGTTAGCTGTTCTATCTTGAGACATTTTTGTCCTCCTTTTTCATTAACTTAAGAATACTCTCTTATTCATCTTCTTTTTTTGAGTTGAATAGTCTATCAAGAGTTTCTGTCTTTGATTCTTTCTTGGAATCACTCTTATCCTTCTGCTCGCCACTGTCTTCATGTTCAACCCCAGGGTTGTCAACTTCAACAATTGGTTTAATGGCATCAGGTGAAGCGCTTCTCTCTATAATCATATCACTTATTTGATCTTTGAGAGATTCGATACTTCTCTGAGCGAATTCATCAACCTTCTTATCTCGATCTTCTATTGTCTTAATACCAGCAACATCGGGCTTCTTCAACTCAGACTTCAAGTCAAATAGTCTTTCAGCGTTAAGCTTATGAAGTTCCGAATTCAGGCTTACATTTTCATCAAGAATTGTAGTTCTTTCTTCGTCTCTCTTATCGAGTTCAGTTTTAATTTGATCTCTTTCCTCGGTAACAGTGTCTTTCTCTTTTGACAAAGCTGTTTGAGCATCGATAGCAGCATTCAGCTTCTCGACTGTCTCATCCAATTCCTTCTTAATTTCAGCACTGTCAGCAGGCTGTGAAAGTTTCTCACATTCTTCTTTAAGTGACTTAAGTTGGTCTTCGCATTCCTTGATTGATGCATCCTTAGCTTCTTGGATCAGTTCCTTGACCGAATCCATTTCAACAAGCTGGTCTTTAGTCAGATCTTTTTCCTTTGACATCTGATCCTCCTTTGATTTCCTGTCTTTCTTAATAGTCTTATTAATGAGATGTGAGACTGTGTCTTCCTCTTCGTCATATACATCTCTTAAATAATCATACAGATTTACATGTTCTTCGTCGTCCAAATCGCAGAGAAATTTTTCTTCTGCGTTGTTAGCATATATCTTAACGTCTACGGGATTTCTATCTTGCTGATCCTCAAGTATGGCCCCATCCACTTTTGCGAATTCATCAGCTGGTATATTAACGAAAGATACCTCACGATAGGTCAAGTCACCTGTAGTCATGTATGCTAGCTTTCCGTCGTACTTTTTACCGGGCATATGCTCACACGGTCCTGCGTCCGCCCAATCCGTATCACAAATAGAACAACGAGCTTGATCAGTACTCATTCTTACTGAAACGGTTTCGTACCTACCATCCATAATCTTTTGAATAGCAGCTTGATCAGTTATTTTTACTGAAAGATCTACGTATCCATACCCATCAGAAGGTTTTAGAACGGGCCTATATTCAGCTCCATCCATCCCTCTTGGGGTCTTAGTATACTTAGCCTTAATAACCCTACCTATAGGATCGCCCTCTTCATTGTGATTTATTAGTACGGGCTTCTTAAATGGGGCTGTCCAGCTTTTTATACCCTTTCTCATTTTTTCTGGTGGATACACTCTATTATTAATGAGTGTCCCAGAATGAGAGGCAGCTACGTTACATATCAAGCTTGTCCCACTCTTTACCGCACCAGAATCTGAGAATACAAATTTTTTGCTCCCCTCTTTAACTTTATTATTTATAGGGAAACTATCATATAAATCTATTACTTTTTTCATGAGTTTATCTCCCTACTTTTTTTGAGCTTCCTGATTTTCCTTTTTTCTTGGCAGTTTCTTGCTTAGTCAAGTCAGCCTGAACAGATGGCCAATATCCTGTCTTACCTTTTTTTTCCTTGGCCTTCCCTCTTGGATCATAGATTGTTCCTCCACCGTGTCCGGCTCCACCCATAGTTGCACCAGCCATATCTAACCTCCTATTTTTCTATCGACGTTTGCATTCCACCAGCATCATCTGGCTTAACGACTATTGTTTTAACCGCTGTTTCAACAATCTTCTGATCCAACGGATTATCTTCTATTATCTGATACTCAAGTTTGAAATATGGTCTTTGGATTTTTAAAGGATCATTTCCAAAGGCTTCCAAAGTTATCCAACCGACACTATATTCATCGGTTATATCTACACCATCTATTATTAGTGTAGTGTTTTTCGGAATACCATCTGTTACTATCTGAATATTTGGCATATCACCCTCTTTTTTTGTTTCAAACCCGCTTTTCGACCCTATACTCTATAAGAACCGGAAAATCTCGTTTTTTTATAAACATAATTATCATACATACTTAGACTTTGAAAAAACTTATTATTATCTAATTTCTACCTTAGCTCCTGCTTCTACCTTAAGGTACAATAATCCTGATAAGTCATCATTAATTGTAAGTGTCATTTTATCTTCATCTTCTGCTTTAAGAACTACCTCTTCATAAGTATACTAACAGACAAAACCCGAATGTTTATAACTATATACAGTGAATATATTTACAATATATATAAAATGCTATCTCACAGCTCTATTTGGCTGCCAATATCTTAATCGCAGCTATTTTAGCATCAATATCAGATATGCGGGCTTCAGTATCAACTATATCAGCTTGATATTGTGTTTTTTCCTGTTCTAACCTGTCAAGTCTATAGCTACCTACAAGTTTCTTAATAGTTACATCTTTATCTAGCATGTCTTTTTCCACGCTGGGTTCATATAGTTTGTATTCACCAGTATCTACTGCTGACACTTCTGTTACTACTTTAACTGCTGTATAATCCATGGTATTCTCCTTATTTTAATGTTGTTGTCATATTATATTACTTAGAATCTTTTTGTCTACTGCCCATTGTATCAATAGGATAATGGAAATCTAACTCTGTTAAATAAACATCTTCCCCGAGAGTATCTGTCCCGTCTGTTCCTTCTCTTGTAACTGAACATATCAACATACTAGATACTTTTTTTCCAGCTCCTGAAATTGTAGCAGCTATTTCTGCTAGCTGATGATTGTCAGCTTCGTTTGGGCTTGCAATTATGGTTGTGACTGTTGTTTCTGCTGGATGAGTGTCTCCTATGTTAGCCCAAGAATAAGTGAAAATCCATCTGGTATTTCCTGCTGTAGCTGTTGGATAAACTAAATGTAGATGAAATTCAATATCTTCACCCTCTTTATATTTATGTGGTAATTGA